GTCGGTGACGTCCGGGTTGACCTCCAGATACGGCCAGTTCTGCGTGTTGGCCGTCTTCCACTGCATCTCGTAGCCTTCGAACTGGCCACCGTAGCCGATAAACGGTGCTTTCGGTGCCAAGGCCAGCATCTCAGCCTCTTGGCTCGTCCAGTAGTTGTACATGCGCTGCGCGTCTTTCGCGTTACGCACCAGACCGGAGATGTAAATCTTACCGTCGACCTCAAACTCGTTGCCGATCACACGCACGACCGGGATCCACTTGCCGACCCAGTCACGCTCTTCTAGCATCTCGTAGCCGTTGGTCTTGCACCACTTGACGCGTTTGGCGTGTACCGGACGGGTGCGGATAGGCTTGATGCCCATCTGCTTCATCTGCTTGGCCTCGGGCGAACCTTCGAACGCCGTCATGTTGCCGGGGTACAGGTTTAGCGTCGCATTGTCGTACTCAATGTAGTAATACTCAGCGATCCGCACCGTGTCCTGGTTGATCCAGACCGAGATCGACTGGTCGCCCACGCCCTGTACTTGCAGGGTCGACAGCGGACTGGCGTCTGGGAACAGGCGCTCATACTCGGCGCGCTGCAGGTCTTCGGTGATGAAGCACCACTTGGCATCCGCACCACACGGGTCTTGGATGGTCGGATCCATGTAGACCGAGAACGAGTTGCGCACACGCGCAATCTTGATGTCTTGGTCGAACGTGTCGTCGTCGCAGTATTCCGTCAGGATGCGGATGTAACCTTCGCCGTAGGCGACTTGGTTTTCGCAGGCGGTGTCGTAGGCGACGTCGGCGTCCGAGATGTACTCGATGTGCCTGACCATGCCGTTGTAGATTTCGGCGACTTCCGGGTCGGCGTTGTCGTCAGCAGGAATAACTTTGCCGCTTGGACGGTTTTGTCTTTGATCATTTGTCACCTGCCGCACGTGTTGCGGCAGCTTGTTGATGGTCAGCGTTGGCCGCGCGTTGATCGTCTGGCCTTGCACTGCGCCACGGGTTGCCAGCACGTCGGCTGGCCACTGCCAATGGTTGTCGGGCGAACCGGCATAGAACCGCAGGTCGTCTAGCTCATCTTCCCGCGTCTCCGACATGGCAGATAGCGCCATTTGCAGGCGCTTTCGCATGGTCGCCAAGACGTCTTGCGTGTCTTTTTTGATGTCGTCAGGCGGCGGATTTCCGCCTACATCCGCGACTTTTGCTGCCTTATTTATGCCGGTATAGTCCATTTATCTTGTCTGCGGTTTTGGTCGCGCGGCAAAGTCGCGCAAATCCTGCTCCATAATGCCGTGCAGGCGCTGTTCAGCAGCCAGTGCTTCGTCAACGGTTGGGTAAATAGGAAACTTGATGCCGGATTTTATGGCAAAACGCATAGCCTGCGGAATATCTCTGACTTGCCCATGCCAATAGGTTGGCAGGATCATGTGCCCGCCGTCGGCGCCGATAACAGACCCCTTGAACGTGGTCATTGACCCGTCTGGGTTCTTCATCGCTCGACCTTGGTACAGGTTTGACCTGTGGTAGTCGATGACGGCTTGTTCTTCGGGCGATAAGTCCATTTACTTCATCTTTTTCGCTGGTTTGGCGGCTGCGCGCTTGGTAGCGTACGCGATGGCCACGGCCTGTTTCACGGGTTTGCCGCTTTTCACCTCGGCGCGGATGTTTTGCTTGAACGCCTTTTCCGATTTCGACTTAACGAGTGGCATTTTACTTCCCCTTTTTAGCGGTTTTGGCTGATTCTTTGAACGCTTTCGCGGTTGGGGCGCCGGGCGAGCCGGGTTTCCTCATCTTTTCGCCAGAACCGGCTTTAATGCGGTCGCGTTTTCGGTGAATATTTTCGTACAACCCTGGTTTCGTCGCCATAGTCAGCACTTCCATCGTTTAAGTGACGCTTTCGCGCGTTCGCCGTCTTTCGCCTTGGCGGCAACGGCAGACATACGCGCACAAAACGACTTTTTACGCCCTTCATCCGCCTTCGTCTTCGGACTCGGTGCCGGTGCCTTTAAGTTCGAGCCGGTTGCTGCGTTGTACTTCGCTCGCCCTTTGGCGGTCAGCCCCGCGCCCTTGCTGACCGGCAGCTTCTCGCCCCGGCCAACACTCAACGACACGCCCTTTTTCGTTGCCATCACGCCCCCATCCAGCCGGTTGCGGCTGCTACGCGCGGCATGTAGCCGTCGCTGCGTCGTGTTGCACGCTCTGCCCCAGACTCGCGGCTGGCTACCGGAAACGCGAACGTCACCGCTAGTGCATCCGCCGCGTCTGGTGAGGCCAGACCGCGCGACTTCATTTCTTTCTTGCCTTCCAGATAGATCGTCCCCGACGAGTCAGGCTTCTTCATCGGGCCAGTCAAGTCCGCCTTCAGTTGCCGATCGTTCGGGATGCTGGCTGTCTTCAGCCACTCCTTCATCAGCCCCCACATCTCGGCGCGCTTGTTGCCCCACATGACCGGTTTGCTGGACTTCCATCCGAAGTTCACTCCGCGAACCTTGTATCGCTGTTCCTTCAACCTGTCAAGTATGCCGTAGCCCAGACCACCTTCGTCGATCACCGTCAGCGCTGGCCGGTACTCCTCGATCGCATCGATCACCCTGCCCACGGTCGTCATCGTATCCTCGCCGTGGTACCGCTTGATCGCGATTAAGTCGCGGCCTTGCCTGACCACTATGACTGTTGCGTCCGCGCCGCCTCGAGCTGGGTCAACGCCGATAACAATTGGCGCCGTCGCGTCCTTGTAACGTGGCCGACTGGCGGCATCGTCGACAGCAGACGCACCAATAAACTGATCTTCGCCAGCCGAAGGGAATTCACCGTAGACCTCAACCCGAGCCTGTGGCGAATCCTCGCCATATTCCGCAATGATCTGCTCATAGATTTGCTTGTCCGTGTCCTCGACCGTTCGGGAGTCAATGTTCTCCGTGTGCCAGAAGTTACGCTTGGCGTGGAAACACTCGTAGAAGTAGCCTTGATTACGCCGGGGGTTGGAGAACGCGAACCAGTACCGGTCTAAGATCGGTTCCGTAAAGAAGCCCGCACCGACCGACCAGATGGCGTCCGGAATACCTGACGCCTCGTCGAAGATCAGCATCATGCCGTCGTGGTTGTGCACACCGGCGTAGCTGTCCGGGTTCTCTTCCGACCACAGCTTACCCTCGGCTGCCCAGTAGCGCGTACCCTTCTTCAAGTCCCGTTCGACCAGCTCAGTTAGCCACTTCGCCGGGATCAACTTGGTTGCGCTGATCTCCCACCAGTGGCTGTTGATGATCATCGCTTGCCACTTAGTCAACTCACCCCAAGTGACCGAGCGGAGCTGGGCTTCACTGTTGGCGCTCACGATGACACTCGACCCGATGCGGGTCGACAGCATCCACAAGACGAGCCAGCTAACGAGGGCTGACTTACCGATGCCTCGCCCGGACGCAACCGCCGTGCGCAGGGCGTCCATGTCGACCTGCCCCTTGTTCGTCTTGATGTGCGTGGCGATCCTGCGCAGTATCTTGCGCTGCCAGGTGCGCGGGCCTTTGAACTTAGCGAGCGGTGTGTTGGGCTGCCCCCACGGGAAGGCGAACAGCACGAACGCCTCGGGATCATCTGCGAGCTGTGGCGCCCACAGCCGGGTCATTAGTAACTGCTCGCCCTCGGCGTCATAGATCGGCTGTTGCGCCATTATTTAAATAATTCCGGGTTAGACCATTCGTTAACAATCTGCCCAAATTCGGGGTATCGCTTAGCTAACCGTTCGTATTCACGCGCAAAACGCGCGTTTTGTCTGGTGACCATGTTTTTGCGCTGCATTGCAAGCGTTGGCACGATAGTTGACAGCGCCTCGTTAATTATGTCGGCGTCGGCCTTAGGTTGGCCATTGCGAATCATTGAAGGCAACCCAGAAGTTGCAAGGTCAGTCATCAACGCGCGGTACTGTTCGCGCGACATTTTTTTCGCAAGTTGAGCTGACGGCTCTCGCCAAAACCCTATATCTTTGTCTAGCCGCGCATGGTACCCCTCATGCATTAAAGTGCGCAGTGCATTGAGCGTTTCTTCAGTTGTAGTGTTGTAAGTGTCAGGTGCGCCAACATAACCTACACCTTGCAACGGCACTGTACGCAAACGGTTTATACCAACTGGGTCAAGCGCGATTGAGTTTGACAACGGCGTATATTCGCCAGCGTTGTTAATGTTTTTGACGGGGTCAGCCGTAACAGTAGCTTCGACGTTGCGGGCAAATTCTGGAAATTGTGCTTGCAACAACTGCGGCAAAAGCGCCGAATACACGTTTTGATAGTCGCGCCCAGTCGACGTAGGTACGACGCGAGATTGCGCCGCATACGCTTGCATATTAAATGCGTTAACCGGCGTGGGCGCGAGTGCGTTCTGTGGCATTTTCCAGATACTCCGGCTTCTGTTCCGTGATCAGCCCGTCGATGACGCGGGACTGCGCCTGCTGCAGCGCCTGGGTGATACTGATCTTGTTCGTGACGTCGACGCTGATCTCCTGCCGCGCCGTCCAACCGTGGGCGTGCTGCAGGATCGCTAACGCCGCTTTGGCGTCACCATTACGGGCGGCGTCGTGCAGCAGCGCAGACGCCTCCAACTCGCCGTCAGCGCGACCCTTCTGCTCAGCCATCGTCGCCACCGGATCCATCTCGCAGAGGTGCCGGTACTCCTGCGGCAACATGCCTGCAGCTAACGCCAGTGTGTCGCCCTTCAGTCCGAGCTTAGCTGCGTCGTAGATGGACTGTAGGCGCGACTCCGTGGCCTCAAGTTTGCGAACCGTCAGCGGTAACGAATGTATGCCCATGCCTGAATAGTAGCGGGTTTTTTAAAAAAATAAAAAATTTTGTGCAACACCTCCGTGGACGTGACCGGCCAGGCACGGGCCCCCCACCCCCCCAGGTTAGTAAGCACTCACTTTTTTGTTGTCAGCCTGGTAAGTTAGTAAGTACTCACTAACTTTTGCCAGGTTAGTAAGCACTCACTAACTAACCCAGGTTAGTGAGCACTAACTAACCGATGTCGGCAATTGACAATTGCCTTTTTCATGCGGCCGGTTGCGTGGCCATGCAGGCGGAAAAGTGTTAGCAAAAAGAAATCAAATCTGTGGATAACTTTTTTGTTGCCTTTTTGGCATGAAGGCAATGTCGGCAATTTAAAACTGCCTTTTTTTTTGATGCCGTGCGCGTGTGCGCTCGCTCATCCGGACAATCTATTAGCATAAAGATAACATTTTTAAGTTCCTATAGTTCAATCAAAATAATTGCCTACATTGCCTACAAAAAGCCAAAAGCCGCACCAGGCCTTGAATATGGTGCACGTCATTTCCCCCGATTTTGATGACGTGCATCGTGACGTGCGATGACGTGCAAAATTATCAGCTTGATACGCAAATAAGTGTAAAATAATCCTTGACACTTTTTATTTCTCTGCTATACTTTGTCTTGCAGCAAAACAATGTAGTGCAAATCAGCTGATTAAATTTTAAGCAAAGGGTGAAAAACATGTACGCACATATTTATAGGGCACCGAAGAAAACCTGGAAATTGATCATCTCCCGCAGCGCTGAAATTACCGCCGAGCACGTAGTGATTGAATACCAGGTGGAAAGCAAAACCGAAGCGAAACGAATCGCCAAAGAACACGGCGCCAAAGCCTGGAACTATTAAATCGAAACGGCCCGCGCAAGCGGGCCATCATTGGAGCGAAAAATGACTAAACCTATCGTTGGCCAGAAAATCAAAATCAATGTTTACGGCCGCCTGCAGACTGTCACTGTATGGGCC